ACGGACTCGAAGCCAAGGTTGGCCGTGGCTTCTGGCTCTGCAAAGCTGTTGGATTCAAGAATGCTCACCGGTTTGTGCCTCGCTTTTTTAAGCCCTTTTGCCACGCATCCCACTTGAATTTAGGGCATTCCTTTCTGCGCCTTTCGTGAACCCGTAAGGCTCGCTCTTTGTAAATCGCCCTCACCCTGGCCGACCTCTGAACCCTCAACACAAGTCCGGTTCTTTGGGTAAGCTCGGAAAGGCGGGCAGATAGGGCGGCTCTTGTGTAGGGCTTGCCCGTGCTTGGGTTGATGTAGCGTTTGGCGATGGCCGTTAGGCTGTCCGGGGATCGGTTCGAGGCCAGAGCGAGCAGGGCTTCGTCCAGCGTGTCGTCCCTTTTTGTCCGTAGCAGTTGGGAATCGCCTTCGTGCTTGATCGTTTCCTCGACAACTTGTGCCGTTAGCTTCGCCAGTTCGTCTAGGTTTTGCCCTCCGTTCATGGCCTTGAGCCGTGCGAGCCGTTCTTTGACCCGATCCTCCCGCGTGTCGATCTGCTCGGCCATGTAGTTCGTGTAAGTTGCGGCGATGGAGTCGGCGGGGTCGGTTTGCTTCATTCCGTTGCCCCCTTCGCCCACTTCCAATGTGCAAACTTGCTTGGCCTGATGATTCGGCCGTTCGTTTCCAGCCATTTCAAGTGATACTGGACGGCTCCCGGTTCCAACTTTAGCACCGAACAGATTACAGGCGTTGGTATTTCGCTGGTCACTAGCCGCTCGATGGCTTGGCGGATTAGGTCAATCCGTTCTTGGGATCGGCCTTTTCCAAATAGCTTTTGTCTGTCCTTGTCGGCAACGATGCTCGATAGGATTTGCTCGGCCTTGCTTGTGGCGGACTCAATCACGGGGGCTTAACCTAATTTGATCCTTTGCTTTGTCAATTTTGAGGGTTTATGTTATTTGGGTTACCTATACGAATAACTTCGGCTGAACTCCGGCAATTCTTTTTTCGGCCAGCTTTATGTATTCTGGGTTTAACTCTATTAGGATTGCGCTCCGCCTGTTTTCTAGGGCTACCTCTGCCGTTGTGCCACTTCCTCCGAATGGGTCTAGGATTGTTCCGTCCTTGGGGCATCCAGCCAATACGCAAGGTGTGATAAGTTCCGCTGGGAAGGTTGCGAAGTGGGCTTCTTTGTATGGCTTTACATTTACGGACCAAACTGACCTCTTGTTTCTTTTTCCATAAATCGTTTTGGAAGATTGCTGTCCATCCCAGTGTTTTCCGTTTGGGTATTTTATCCTAATTCCGTTCTTCATTTCAGTTGGACCGGATTTCATCCCTTCTTTTTGCCTTTCAACTCTTTTTATTGTCCCGGTTCCGTCCACATCCCAAACCGAATCCTCTTTAATGGCCTCCGAATCAAAGTGATAATTAGCACTTTTGCTTAAAAGAAAGATGTATTCGTGAGCCTTCGTGCATCTATCCGTCACGCTCTCCGGCATAGGGTTCGGCTTGTGCCAGATGATGTCCTGACGCAGATACCAGCCGTCTGCTTGCAGGGCGAACGCCACGCGCCACGGGATGCCGACGAGGTCTTTGGGCTTGAGGCCGTCAGGAACGACCGACCCCTTGCCGTAGGTGTGTCCCGACGCTCCCCTAGTGTTGTGTACTTGGTATGACCTGTTCGCCGCGTACGAGTCTCCCAAGTTCAGCCACAGCGTCCCGTCTTTTCGCAATAACCTTTTCACCTCCGCAAACACCGCCACAATCTTTTCGACATATTCTTGAGGGGTGAGTTCTAGGCCGATTTGAGCCTTGCCTGTTCCATAATCACGAAGCCCCCAATATGGGGGGCTGGTTATGCAACAATTCACCGACTCATCCGGCATTTGCCTAAGCAAGTCTAGGCAGTCGCCTTGTCTCATTTCGCAGTTATTCAAGGTAATATTGGGCGATCTTTTTTCCGCCCTCCGTTGCAACATCCCGAACCTTAACCTCGACCCCATGCTTTTTTAAGTCATGGATTCGTGCCGCCAGCCGGAAGCATCCGTAGAGTTGCAGGGCTTCGATTGCCGTGATGCTCCGCCCGCTGTTTAGATGTGCTAGGATTTTGGCGTTTTGCTTGTTGCCTATGGGCTTTTGTGGGTGATGTGTTTCCCTTGGCTCCACAAATGGCATGGTTAATTGTGAGGCAAAGTGAAAGCTCATTTGCTCCTCCTTTCATATTTGACCTTTCGCTTGTTGTCCCCTGCTTTCCATCCCTTTGATCTGGCATAACAGATTGAGCCGTGATCGCATCCCCACGCTCTTGCAATCGCGTTCATGGGAATGCCTGCCTCATGTTGCATCCTCCAAATCTCCCACCTCCGTTGAACCACCTCGGCAGTGCGGTTTTGCTTTTTCCCTTTCTTGCCAGGAATCATGCGTAGGTCTTGAGGAACTTCAATGGTGGGTGCAAGGGCTTTGGTTAGGGTTAAACGCTGTTTTAAGCCCATTTCCGCTTCAATACGGGCCACTTTATCGCATAGCGGGGAAAGTTGGGATGCCAAAAGGGTTGCCATTTCTGGGGAAAGCCTTTTGTTGGCATCCTTCATTAGCTGTTCCTTGATCCCAACCCGCTCCTCAAAACTATTAACCCGATCCTCAACCGCCTTGAGCCTTATGGACAAAGCGGCGATTCCCGATTCTAGCATTTGGGTATCGAGCATCATGACGGACTCCCGGCTGATTGCCATTCTGAGAATGAATTAAATCCCATGATCCTATAAAGAGGGGGTGACTCACATCCCTTGTAAGATATTGCATTTGTTTTTGGTTTCATTGTTGTTTGTGTTCCTTTCTGATTTGTTTGGTTGCCATTTCTGAATGACATCTTTTTGCAGTTCCTTGCACAAGCCCTCCAATCCTTTACAGAGGCCCTGCCCCCAATTTTCCAGCCATTTGCTTGGTAATGGTCAAAGGCCATTTCTGAATCTGCCTTGTTCCAACCAATCTCTAATCCATAAGCCAGCCACTCTTGAAGGGTGGGGCGCGCTTGTGCGCTACTCTCTTTCTTAATATTATTATTCTTATTGTTACTGTTATTATACCCCAATGTATCAACAATGGATGACTGATCTATGGATGATTTATTGACCATCTTTGATTCATCTCTCCTCCTATACCCATCCAATCTATCGTTCATTCTTTGTAATTGCTGGGCCACTCCCTCATGGTAAATCGCTCCGTCTTTTAATTCATAAACCATTGCAACTTGAAGCTCTTTAAGTGCAATAGAGCAATCATCTCCAACACTTCTGCTGATTTGCTCTGCTGTTGGAATATTGCCACCAATCAAAAGCTTACCATTGGCATTGGCCTTATACATCAAGCATAGTAGATGAATCCAAAGACCCCTTGCCTCAAGGCTGACCATTCCAAGCTTTTCATTGGCAAGCCACCTATTTGGTTCAAATGGAAACCAGAATGTGTCTCTTTTCATTTCTTTTTATTCTCCATATCTCTTTGTTGGTATTTCTTTGCCCGCTCAAGAAGCTCCTTGGTCATCACATCGGCTAGGTCACAATGATGCAGAATGTCCTTGTAGGATTTTAGCTGGGCATGGCTCCATTCAGATTGCAAATCCTTGAGCCTCTTTTTTGTGTAGCCCAAGAGTTGCTTCAAATAGGTCAATCTTTTAACGCTCATTCCAATACCTCCTAACTTTGCCCGATGCGAAGGCGGCGAGCAGAATAATGGCGACCAACGCGCCCAATATAAAGCCCACGACCAGCCCCACCTCGACCATCTTCTTGCCAATATTTAAGAATGTTTCTGGCATATATTTCCCTAAGCGAGAGGAGCCTTTGGCCACGCCGACCAGCCAGCAACCGACTCAGCCCGTGTCCAATTATTTGCATAAAAAGTTCCGTGAGTGTAGCGAGCCGCCAACACATCGTTTCCAATGATAACAAGAACTCGATCATTTTCCTTTGGCTTTTCATTCGCTGGGTTCCTCCATTCTAATAGACTCCATTTTGTAGTTGGCACATCCACATTATAACCGGACATAAGGGCTTCTCCTTATGGCCGTGGCCGCATCGTTGAACAAGTCCTTTTGAACTTGATCTTCAGTTCCATCCCTTAATTGCTCAAGAAGCATGGCGCATCGCTCGCGCTCCAAGGCCGCAACTTGTGCGCCATACTCCTTTAGCATCTGGGCGGTTTGGTTGGCGTAAGATATGGATATGCTTGATGAGGTTTCGTCAGAAGGGGATTTCATCTTTTTTATCCTCCTCTATTACGGCCTTGATTACCGCCCTTAAGGCCACATCCTTTTTGTAAGGCTGGCCGTCTGGCGCATTCTTCATTGGCTGTTCCATCAACCACATCAGCCAAGAAAAGCCTTCCGATGACCTTGCGATCTGCCGGACGGTCTGGCCTTTGTATTTGCCGAAACCAACAACCATATCCTTGATCTCTGAGTCCTTGGTTTTCTTTTCTTCAACAAGCTGGGCGGTGATCTCCTTGATCTCTTCCTTGGAAGGGGCTTCGTATTTGTCGGTGTTGAGTTGCTTATCCTCAAAGCCCCCGAATGGAACCTCCTCGGCTGGGGTCGTTGAAAGGTTGCGATCAATCAATACAACCACATGGGCGAAGGCCGAGCGACAAGCCCGACTGATTGCCCTTGTCTGGCACATCGCCCTCTTCGCATAAGTCGGACGCTTGGCCCACATCTCCTCATCATCGCCAAGGAATCCCTCGGCCGTTGCGATAACCTGGCCTGTGTCCATGCGCCTTACCTCCCCAATGCACCTCCACCCATCCTCGACCCGCTCAACATCTCGGGCAGAGGCCACGCATCCGTGGGCAACTGCGATTGATTGCCAGCCCTCAACTCGGACATAATCTTTTTGCCCGATCCTTTGTGCGGTGGCCTTTACGATTTCCCTGCAAGCCCCAGCAACATCCGTTGCCTGTCGGATATGGGCGGCAACCCCGTTGGTTCCGTTGCCGTGCTGGATGATTTGTGTTTCACTCATTTTGTATGTTCCTTTCTTTTGGTTATTCGTTGGGAAGTCTTTGCCTTGTGTTCAGCATCCAATACTCGCCGTGTAATTGGCGGTAGTTCCAATACCCAGGAAGGCCGTTCTTGAATTTGGGCCTGTATTCAAATCGGTTCATTAGGCAAAACATTTCCCACTCAAGCTCCTTGGCCATTTCCCTTAAGTGCCATTCTGGGTTGTCGTGGGCAAGCCGAATAAAGTTTTCTAGGCACTCGGCATCGTGCGCCTTTTCCTCTGCCTCTTTCTGCTCCTTGCTTTTAATCAAAGGCTCCTCCACCCGAAGAACTCTTTCTTTCCAATCTTGGGTGGATTGGCGGCGCATATCGTCCGCCTCCTTTAAGTATTCCTCCCTAAAGGCTGGCATGGTCTATGGCTTTCATTAGGCGAAGGTAGGACATTGATCCGCCTCTTTGAATGGTATCGTAAATTGGGGCAAGCCATTGAAGGGTTATCTGGTGGGCCGGAACTCGAAAAAGCAAGATGCCGCGCTCGGCAAGAGCGTTGTATTTCTGCATATCAGCCATGAAGCCCGAGCCTCTTGTGTGCCTTCCCTTTGTCCAGACCGATCCTTCAATCTCGATTGCCACCCCAGATTCATGCCACCAATCCACCCGCCATTTCCTTGTGGGATGAAACCGAAATTCTGGGGTAAGCTTGGGGCCACTCATGGCTCGCCATAGGATTTCAAATTTGCTCATTAGTTCCTGCCCGCCCATTTCTTGTAGTCCATTCTGTTTTGTTCGTACTTCAAGTCTTCGGTGGCCTTATCCATCCGATCCAACTCTGCTTGAACCATGAGATGAAATCTTTTTCTCTCATAGTCCCGCTGTGCCATCATCTTCAAAAGCTCCCTTCCGCCAAAATAAAGGGAGAAGATTAAAAAGATTAAAAGGAACTCTACCATTTGAGCCTCCACTTGTGCCAAGTGTGTGAGTGAAACTTCGGATTCTCAAGGGCTTCATAGGGGGTGTCTTGCTTCATTACAAAGCCCTCCCAAACAAGGCCGTTGCGATTCTCAAAGTCCATCTCTTGCCAGATTGCCTTGAGCTTGTGATGGGCTAGGCGAGGCATCCGAAGAAGAGCATTTTGCTTGAGCCTAAAAGAAGCTGGTTCGATCTCCTCAAACTCCTTGACCCTTTGCGAGTAGGGCTTGGGGTTGTCTGGGTCAAACGCATCAATCACGATGATCGTTCCAAGCCCCGCCTTCTCTCTCATGCCCATGATCTCGCAATCAATGAAGCGGGATTTGATCCCTGCATTTGCCAACCGCTCAAGCATAAGGCCAGCATTTGAGGCGGCCTTGCCGTGGCGGTTATAGGCGATGCCCAGCTTTTGATCGAACCACCCACGCCAACCATTCGCCTTGGGTTCAATGTGCCAATCCTTGTAAGTCTCCGACCATGCTGGATCAAAAGCACCAACTGGCCGAGCGGGGTAATAGGATTTCACTTGGCTCTTATTGCTCCTTGTTGGTTAGCGAGTCAACAACAATTCCAACCAATCGCCAAGGCCAAGGCCGATGAGGATGCCGACCATCAGCGCGATGTAGATTTTGAGGTATTTCATTTTAGGATTTCCTTTTTTAGTTAGGCTTTCGCAATTAGGCATTCGACCCCATGAGGGGTAACATCAAAAATAAAATCCTTGGCATCTTTCTTTGTGGGAAAGCCAAAGATTTCGTTTTTGTTGAAGCCTCTTGTTTTCATCCAAAGGGCTTTTGCCCTCGGAAGTTTTACCGCCACTAGCCACCGAGTTTGTTGGTTCTTCTTTTTCATGGAACCAACCTTACTTTTATTGAAAGTTTTGTAAAGAAAAATCGCTAGTTATTTCTCTTTGAATATCAAAGACTTACAAAGGCTAGGCAATTTTATAGTGCGTGATTGCCGTGACTCTGCGCCCGCTTCCATCAAAAATTCTAAAATCTTTCTTCTCCAAAAAGCCATCCTCAACCATCCGATTAAGAAGTTTATTTCGCTGGCCGGAGCAAGCTCCCATCAGTCCCATTTTGCGAAGGGCTTGATCGCCCTTGAGCCATCCCGCAGGAACTTCTTCTTGTTGCTTCTCCAAATACTTTTTTAATGTCTGCGCCCACTCCCCGCTAAATTTTTTCTTGCTCC